CCTGCGAGCCTCTTCCAAACACTTGTCTCTGTCCTTGTCGAGGTCGATGTCGATGACGACGTCTTGCTCGGGTACGAGGACATAATGCTCCTTTCTAGTGTCCAAGTCCTTCAGTGTCGTCGTGACGTCGTCCCAACGTTTCGCTGGGAGGCCGTTTTCATTGGCGTACTGCGCCGGGCAGTCCTTATAGAGCTCGTCGAGATATGACGGCTGCTCTTTCATCTCAGTCCAGTCCGAAATCGGGCTCTCCGTCTTCTCCCCCTGGGAAAATTTGGATTTCAATAACCCTTTATACACCTTGCGCCTGTAGCTCCCATCTATCCAGAGACGATCGTGGAACTCCTCGAAGTAGTCTCGGATCTCATCCTTGAACTTGTACATGGGATACACACCCCCGTCTGAATACGACTGGGAATACTCCTTGTACATGTCGTAGATGCGCTTGAGCGGTACGCCGTCCTCGTCGTCCAACTCGTCCTGATAGAAATCAAGGAAGTTGAAGATGGGGTTGGTCTTACTCATCATGCCGATGGGCTTGTAGTCGTCGTAATACGACGGGCCCTTGGACTTGTACAGATCCATACAGTGTTTGACGATGGCCCCGCGCTCGTCCTCGATACGAGACATGATCTCGTTGTATCGACAAATATCGAGCTTGCGACCCGAAGGCTCCACGTCGATAAGGCGCCTGGTTAGTCCGCTCTTCGAGTCGGTGATGCGGACCGGCAGGTTGGTGCCCACGAACAGCATCGCTTCGGGCTTGAACATGTAGAGGGATTTACCCTTCTCATTCATGACCATCGGCTCGTGAGATACGAGGCTGTTCAGGCGACTGTTGTCGTTGATCCTAGATAGGTTGCCGTCATGCTGGATGGCGACTCGGGGATTCGATTTGAACGGCTCAAGGGCAAATTGGTCGCTAGGGCGCCCAAGGGCCGCCGCGTCAAACAGACCGATATGACCATCCAACAGTCTTGAAAGGAGATTCAGGACCGTCGACTTGCCCGACCCGCTGGATCCGTAAAGCACGAAGAACTTCTGGATCCAGGCAGAGTCTCCGGCGAATATAGATCCGATACCCCACTCGAGTTTCTCCCTCTCGTCCGAATCGTAGAGGGTACTCATGAGCTCCTCGTAGGCGGGGCATGGATCGTCGCTCAGAGAATATGATAGCGTTCTGGTTACGTAGTCCTCCCTTCGGGGGGTCTGATTGGCAAACAGTATCCTGCTGTCGAGTGGTTGATAGACGTCCGGAACTTTGGACATCCACGCCTTGTAGTCGGAATATGTCTTGGAGTCGTAGTCCCCCAGATACCGTGCCCAGACGGACCCGTCGACTCTCTTCGAGGCCTCTTGGAATCGGCGGGTCACGTCGGCATCCACGATACGTATCAGTTCGTACTCGTCAGTACTCCAGAAATGCGTCTCGGGATTGTACACGGCGTAGAAGGACTTCCCACGAACCATGAGATCCTTGAATTGGTGCACACGCCAGGCCGGCCGTACCTCGGTGGTGCCCGACTTCAGGGCTCGCTCCTTGATCTCGTAGAAATCCATTTGACTCCTTATATGTCGTAGTTCTCCGCTAGGTAGAGCTGCATCTGATACCAGAGCTCAAGACGGTTCTGGTTCGGGAACTCCCCCGACTCGTAGAACTCGGGAACGGACTTGAGAGGGAATATGCCTCCGCGCCCGTGAGAATCGTACTGCCGACTCATCCATCGGTTGATAGCTTTCTCAACCTTTCGATCGAGTTTATCGTCCAGCATGACGTCGCAGTCCATGAAGTTGATTCCGAGGTTGTTGACCATCTCCCAGAAATAAGGAGCGGGGCCCTCGTCATCGTCCAGCTCAAACGCCATACGATCGGCCAGCCCGAGAAGAACCTCGAGAACGTTAGCCGGGCGCTTGAGAAATGCTGGCGGGAGCTCGCCGCCGTAGCG